TGTAGAATTTATGTCTATAGCCATCGGCGCTTGCCTGTCTATCTTCTTCTTTCTAGTTTCGTTCTTAAACCCCACCAGCTTCATCAATGTATCTTTCATGCTTCTTCCTTTCCACTGTTGTATTCCTTCCACTGTCCACAGAAGTCACGCACTTGGCAGAAGTTTGCACAGCGCGTACGTTCGCCTGGACGATACTCTATTTCGTACCCCTTACCCATCTCTTCGATCTTGGCGAGGGCTTTGTCTTCGGTATCAAACACTGCTGTTGCGCGCTTATTGCCAATCTTTCGTACAGCCCAAAAAGCCGGTTTCTCCCACATTTCGCTAGGTGAACACTCAGGCAAAGTCTCAGAAGTCTCGGTTGCGAAGAGCGCATTGGAATGTAAGTGAATCCGTTCCTTAATAAAACTCTCCCGTTTTTCAAACGACCAAAGAGGAACATCAATGACCTTAATCGGCGCTTCGGGATAGCCTTCTCTAGTCTGCGCATCTCTTCTATTCCAATCTCTAATGATTGCTATGATCTCTACCTTCTTGACAGGCACCTTCTTGACCTTCTCAACCAGCCATGCGTAGATATTCAGCTGTTGTTCCCAGTCTGACTTCTCGTTCATGACTGCCCATGCGCCCGTGGTCTTGTAGTCGGCAACGATGATGCCGTCATCTTCCACGCGCTGAAGGTCAATCGCACCTGAGATGTCCCAGCCGTCCACGTTGGCATGAAGACGTTGCTCAATGATGTGATGCTCATCCTTGCCCAGCTCCAATACTGCATGGATCGCCGTGCCAAAGATAGCCCATACCTTGTCTGCTACGTCTTCCTCAAGATCATCCCAGTGGGTTTTCTTGAGTTGCACGATGCGTGGACTGTTGATAATCTCAGTCGCTGATAAGTGCGCCTTACCCTTGGTATATGTCGGTCTGTTTAGGACGTTGACAAATGTTTGGGGTAAGTTGTACTTGTTGGTTAGTTTCATTGAGCGTCACCGTCGTATGTCCATACTGGTTCTTGTGGCAATATCAAGCGTTTAATCTTCTCACCAGTCAAGTAAATCTGTATGGCACGCATTGCCTTAAAGTAGCGGTCACGCTTACCTGAGCCACCACCGTTAGGGTTATTGAAGAAGTCATCACGCAATCTGATAATGATTTCGTCTTGCTTGCTCTCAGGGAATCCACTTAAGAATACCTTGCAGAAATGCGCCAATTCGTCTTGGTTGCCTTCATAGAAGTGGGCCAAGGCTATAGCTGAGTGAATAGCGCTGTTCGTTAGGTTTCTCTTATTGGTTGATAAATGGGTAATAGAAAACTTAGCGCTTTCTTCCATACCGTTTAACCATTTGATAACTTCAGTGGCTGACAGGCGCTTAGGGTTGGCGATCAAGTTAATCATCGCAATGTGGCGTGAGTCAATCCAGTCTGATAAGCCACCAATCTTGATACCGTCTACCATACTGCGTGGGCGTCCAGCATCAATATCGATGGATGTATCTTTCCTTAGTCCTGAAGTTACCATGACCTTCACGGTCTTCTTAGACTTAACAATGGCCAATAAACGATGCTGACCATCTGCCAATGAACCGTCGGCATAGAAAGCGATACCTTGGTGGGTTACGCCCCAGTTACCGTTTGCCATGTCTTCTGCGTACTTATTGACTAAGCGCTCGCTGACGTTGCGGTTCATTAAGTTCTTGCCTAGATAGGCTTCTGCCATTCCTGGCGTTACTGTTACTAGTTCTGTTTTCATTACTTTCTCCGTTTCGTGTTAATTACTGCATCCTCAACAAAATCCATTGCGCATTTGAACGCAACTAAAACTACTGCTACTGGTAAAACAATCCAAGTTACTGCTCCTACTAAATTTCTCATGCCAACTCCTTCATTCTCAAAAGAGTGGAACGCAACTGTATGGCCTCAGCCACAATATGCTCAGCTTCTTCCAAAGCTTTGTCGTGTGCGCGTTTGTTTAATTGGTTCTCGCAACGATTAGTGAACGTGCGAATATAGATAATTGACTCTGAATAGTCCATACTTCCTCCGTGTTAAAAAAAGATCCTCCCAAGCATATTAGTCCCGTATAATAAAGATGTCAAGTGTTTGTTCTCATATTTATTCATGTGTTGCAAAGAAAGTATAAATGATTACATTAGAGCTACCATACCCAGTGTCTGTAAACGCCTACTGGCTTGCCTCTGGAACCCGCCGGTACATATCCAAGCGGGGCGTGGAGTTTAAGAAAAGGGTGGCAGAAATATGGGGGGAAACCGGACATGAGGGATTCGGGGATACGCCCGTTGAGCTGAATGTTTACCTGTATCCGCGTGATAAACGCCTCATGGACATCGATAATATGCTCAAGTGCCTTGGCGATAGCCTCCAAGATGCGGGCTGTTTTACAGATGACCAACAGGTTTGGAAGATCACCATTGAGCGCGGGGCGCAAAAAAAAGGTGGTGGATGCCAGGTCACAATCAGGCCATATCAAGTAGAATTAACAGGCCAGTAAGGTTACTTTCATTTCCTTGCTGGTTCCTTAACGTGAGCTTGGGGCGGTCTATGTGGATCGCCCCCTTTTTTTAGTCTCATAGAGTCTCAGGAGGTATCAAGAAGTATCAAGGTGTGCTATAGTGAACTTACTTACACCTCCGTAAGGCTACCTCCGTAGCATCCTCAGAAGCCCTCAGTCCTCCGCTGGGGGCTTCGTCCTTCTAACTGAAACAAGTTACAGTACGCGATAACTTTATAGTCGCGCAAAATAACTTTACAAAAGTACTTGCACAAATAAATCTTTCCGTATTACACTACTCGTGCTGATGGGGACATTAGTGTATACTGGACAGATATAGACCGTTATGGTCTGTTGTTTCGCACAACGTAAGTTTTGTCCAGTAAATTTACGCTGTGTTATATCCTAGAAACGACAGATCCTAGCGGTCTTTTCGTTTCCAGCGTTCGTAGTCTGGAGGCTCTAACGACATACCAGCGGATCACGGACTAAGCGCTACTGGGGGTGAGTGGATGTGACAGCGCACGTATCGGTGGCGAAGTTAGTGCCGATTCCACGAACGACTGACGGGTGTTGTGGCTCCAGCAAGTGAGGCAACAGTGAAGGCGCACTTAGGTAGGCTAGGTGCGTCCACCAGAAGTGAAACCGTGCAGTGTAGCTTAAGGATACCTAGTGGTAGGATAAGGAAAACGGAAAACGGATTCCCTTTTATGATATAACAGTTGAAATAAAAAGAATTCATGTCTATACTAGAGAATAACAAGGAGGGTAAGATGAGTCAAAGGGAAGTAGCGGAGGCATTAGGAATAACGAGGGTGGCCGTACAGCAAGCTGAGTTGCGGGCTTTTAAGAAGATAGCCCAGTATCTCAAGGAGCGCGGTCTGAAAAAGGAGGATTTAATTTGAACATACCAGAACTACAAGCTGACTTTGAGACGGGCATGGGTTTAATCCTTTTCCCGCCTGACTGGTTTAATCTTGATCCAAACATTCGGGTTGAGTTGTTGAATAACTGGATATACGCTCTTACAAGGACGCGCGCTGCCATGGAAGTGCAGATAGGTGCTGAAGATGCCATCAGGAAGGCGATGAAGAAATGAGCATAGATAAAACACTTGACGAGCGCGGTACAAGGTATGGTAAATTCAAAGACCAAGCAATGATTTGCCAAAGCCTTAAAGAAGTTATGCAAATGACTGAAGGCTGGGACAGATTAGCGCCGGATCAAGCGGAGGCACTAGAAATGATCCAGCACAAGGTAGCACGCATTTTGAACGGAGATCCAAACTATCATGACTCTTGGCATGACATAGGCGGGTATAGCAAATTAGTAGCAGACAGACTAATTGGCATAGAAAAATAAACTTACAAACACACGATTAAGAGGATTAAATGAAAATAAAAGACATCAGACTGGATAAAGATTTACAGTCACGCGCATACATCAACGAAGACACAGTAGCAGAGTACGCTGAACACATGCTGGATGGAGCTAAGTTTCCTCCAGTCACATTATTTTTTGACAGTGTTTACTACTGGTTAGCAGACGGTTATCACCGTTACTACGGCTACAAAAAAGCGAACATCGAAGACATTGAGATCGAAGTCATCAATGGCACCCGCCGTGATGCGATCCTTTACTCATTGGGCGCCAATTCAAAGCATGGCTTACCACGAAGCAATGACGACAAGCGCAAAGCAGTGATGACTTTATTGGATGACATGGAGTGGTGCGAATGGGCAGACCGTGAGATCGCCCGTGTGTGTGGCGTATCCAACATGACAGTTTCTAGAATAAAGAAATCCCTCCAGATTGCTAAGCCTAGTGAGAAGAAGTATATCAAGGACGGCGTTGAGAAAGTAATGAAAACCGACAACATCGGTAAAGAAGTCGTTAGCCTCAAGCCAGCTGAAGTATTTATCGAGGATGATAAATTAGCTGAGATGGCCGTGGCGCATCAAGAGTTGGCGGATGAGAACGCAAAGCTAATGGATAAGATCCAAGCAGTAGAGCTATCAGAAGACCAGCAAGCAATCGATGACAAGTTCACAGAGTATCGCAATCAGATTAAAGCATTGGAGGCTGAGTTGCGTGCCGTTAAAAACTCCCGAGATCAGTTCCAGCAGAAGAACGCAGAGTTGATTAAGCAAGTTTCATACTGGCGTAAGAAAGCAGAAAAAGCAGAAAAAGTAAGTTAAGTATTGCCGAAGCTGGGCGGTTTCCCAGTAGTAACGGAGGAAGTATGTTGCAGTTGAGAGAACATCAACAAGAGGTTGTTGATAAGTTGCGGGACGGCTTTGCTGAAGGCCACAGGTGCCAGTTGCTATATGCGCCTACTGGCTTTGGCAAAACTGAAGTAGCCATGAGTATCATGAAGGCTGTATCAGAGAAGTTCAATCGTACGGCGATGGTATTAGATCGCATCGTACTGGTTGAGCAGACAAGCCTAAGACTAGGTAAGTACGAAATCGATCATGGCGTCATGCAGTCCGGCCACTGGCGCCACAGACCAATGGAGCGCATCCAAGTATGTTCAGCGCAGACATTAGAGAAGAGAGAGTCATTCCCTGACATCAATCTTCTTATCATCGATGAGTGCCACGTCCAGCGTAAGAAGACCGTAGAGTTCATTAAGAACAATCCCAAGATCAAAGTCATTGGACTAACTGCCACGCCATTTACTAAGGGGTTGAGTGACGTTTATTCGAATGTGGTGGGCGCCTTATCCACTGGGGAGTTGATTGACAAGGGATGGTTAGCTCCATTAAAGGTTTACATCGCTAAAGAGATAGACATGACGGGCGCCAAAAAGGTTGCTGGCGAATGGTCAGGCGATGAAGTAAGCAAGCGGGGCATGCAGATTACTGGCGACATCGTATCGGAGTGGGTTAAGAAAACCTATGAAGTGTTTGGTGAACCACGCAAGACCGTGGTGTTTTGTTCAGGCGTTGAGCATGGCCGTGATCTAATGCGCAAGTTTGCTGAGGCTGGGTACAACTTCCAGTCCATCTCATATAAAGAAGACGACCAGTTTAAGAAGGATACAATCGAAGATTTCGCACGACCAGATACATCTATACATGGGTTAATTGCTACCGACATTCTAACCCGTGGGTTTGACGTCCCTGACGTTATGATCGGTGTATCTGCTCGACCATTTTCCAAGTCATTCAGCTCCCACGTCCAACAGCTGGGGCGCATCATGCGTCCTAACGATGGTAAAGAGTTTGGCATATGGCTGGATCACAGTGGCAACTACCTAAGGTTCAGGGATGACTGGGATAAGTTATACGACCATGGGGTAGATAAGTTAAAAGAAGGCGGTGAGCGGGCTAAGAAGGAACCCAAAGAGCGCGAAAAAAAGGAGGCCAAGTGTCCAAAGTGCGGGGTGTTGTGGACTTTCCCTGATGACAAGTGCGGTGAGTGCGGTCACATTCGTACCAAAATGAAAAACATCATGTCGATCCCAGGCGAATTGATGGAGTTGGCGACTGCAAATAAGAGTCTGACTATCAATAAACAGGACTTCTATTCACAGGTTTTGTATTACGCACGGTCAAAAGGTTTCAATGATGGCTGGGCGTCGCATAAATATAAAGAGAAGTTTGGCGTATGGCCTAAAGGT